ACGATGATTGACGTAAGTTTAACCAGGGCCCAGTTCGTGCAGCTGGTCAGGATCCTCGACCAGGAAAAGACGCAGCTGGGGTCGGCGCGGCAGTACGCAAAGAAGCATCCGGAAGGGGACGATCCGAACCGATACGACCGGGAGTATTACGACGTCAGCGCCCTGCTGGCCGCCGTATTGGAGGAGGACGCAGATGCGGACGAATATGAATCCATGTAAACGCTGCACGCATGGATGGCACTGTATCGACGCAGACCGGGAACTGGCCTGCAATCAATTTGAAGACGCTGAAGGAGGGAAGAAAAATGGCACAGATCGTAGGGCGCGAAACGGTTCAGGTTCCGGCGACACCGCCGGTCAGATGGACAAGGGAAATTAACATGCCACCGCAGTCGTGGTTCCGCGGGGAATGGCTGCCGGCAAAGCTCCAGCGGGAGGCGCAGATTGAAAAGGTCAATTCTGATTTTCGGAAATGGCTGCGGCTCTTCGCATGGCTGCTTACCGGTATCGGGTTCTGCGGCAGCGTGCTGGTCGCCTACGTGGGCATGATCGCCCTGGTGGGGACACCATGAGGACAAAAAAGGAGCTGCTCAGTGGTGGCACACCGAACAGCTTAAGGGGTGAACGTAATTTGCGAAATACCGTTCGCCTCCATATTAACAAAAAAACGGAGGTAAATCAATGAGCAGAGTAATCGGTTGTATGGGTGAATCCGGTTCCGGAAAAACCACTTCCATGCGGAACCTTCCGCCAGACGAAACATTCTACATTGACTGCGACAAAAAGGGCCTGAACTGGAAGGGATGGCGTCAGCAGTACAACGTGGAACGGAAGAATTACTGGAGTTCTGACAGCTTTTCTGCCGTTTCCAGCCTGATGAAGAAAATCAATTCAGACGAGCAGTTCAAGCACATCAAGTATATCGTTATCGACACAATCAACGGCATGATGGTCGCGGAGGAGATGCGGATCCTTGCCATGCAGAGCGGTGACAAGCGGTCAGCCTGGAGCGATCTGGCCCAGAACGGGTGGAGCATTGTGAACCAGGCGCTGGAGCTCCGGGAGGATCTTACCGTCATCATCCTGTGCCACTCGGAAACCATTTCTGATGATAACGGAATTATCCGCACCAGAATTAAGACCAACGGGCGGAAGCTGGAAAAGCTGGTTCTGGAATCCAAGATGACCACAGTAATTTGGGCTGTCCGGCAGGACGGAAAGTATAAGTTCATCCTGTCTGCGGATGGATCCACCTGTAAGGTACCGATGAACGCCTTTAATACCGACGAAATCGATAATGACATTATGTTGGTCATTAAAGCATTGGAGGATTATTAATGCAAAAACGGACAGCCTTGTACGGAATGACTTTCGGTAGATTAACTGCAATCGAACCAATCCGCGATTCGAAAAGGAATCAATATAACTGGAAATGTGTCTGTCAATGCGGAAACGAAGTGATTGTTCCTTCATACAAATTGAAAAGCGGTCACACTAAGAGTTGTGGTTGTTTGCTTTCGGACATTCTACTTGAACGAAACAAAGCAGGTATAAAACCGAGGAACCCGCGACTTTATCGAATTTATTACGGCATGATGTCCCGATGCTTTAATAAAAAATATGATGCCTATAAGCATTACGGAGCACGAGGAATAACGGTTTGTAATGAATGGGCCGGACATTTCTACGACTTTGAAGAATGGGCAAAATCGCACGGATATGACGATTCGTTGACGCTTGACAGAATTAACAATGATGGAAATTATGAGCCGTCAAACTGTCGATGGGTAACAATGAAGGTTCAATCAAACAACCGTCATCCGGCAGGATGGCATAAAAAGCACACAGAATATCAGGAGGCATAACAATGACATTACCTACATATGACAAATCCAAAAGACGCAAAGACTTTCAGCAGCTTCCGAAGGGGGCTTATGTGGTCAAGTTCATGTCTGCCAAGGAAGACAAGTGGCCGTCCGGCGATCCTTACATCAAAATCCCGTTCGACATTGCCGAAGGAGAATACAAAGACTTCTACGCCCATCAGTTCGAAGCCAGCAAGGCCAACAACGAAGATGCTGTCTGGCCGTATGATGCTGTATTCAATCTGAATATCCCGAACGATGGCAGCCAGGAATATGTCTGGAAGAACTGGAATTCCTTCTTCGCGGATCTGGAAGACTCCAACAACGGCTTTGTGTTCGCTGGAGACGTAAAGTCTCTGAAGGGCAAGATCATCGGCGGGAAGTTCCGGATTAAACAGTCCGAGAAAAATGGCAAGGTTTATGACCACACGGAACTGAAATGGACCTGCGTGGCTGCAGATGTCAGGAATGGCAAGGCAGGGAAGCTGCCTAACGACTACCTGATTGAGGATCAGCGGAAACGCAGTTCCACACCTGCCGAGCGTCCCGATCCGGACGGCTTCATGAAGATTCCGGAGGGAGATGAGGAGGAATTCCCCTTCTGATGGACAGCTTTGAATCACGGGAGATACTGAATACATTTTCCATCATCGCAGATACCAGAGAGCACAATACCGGCAAGGCCTCCGAGCGGTTCAAGTCGTTCGGGGTGCCTGTCCGCCGGGCCACTCTAAGCTATGGAGATTACTGTGCGAACGTGATCAGGGCCGGCATCCCTCTTTATGACGATTCCAGAGCTATCCGGCCCGCTTGTGTGATTGAGCGAAAAATGTCTTTGGATGAGTTGGCCGGGTGCTTCACTTCCAGCAGGGACCGATTCCGGAGAGAGTTCGAACGTGCTGCCGAAGCTGGAGCAAAGATTTATCTGCTGACGGAGAATGGAAGCTGGGAGGCAATCATGAACCACAGGTACCGGAGCAGGCTGAATCCAAAAGCGTTCCAGGCGTCCCTGGTCGCGTGGTCAGTCCGGTACAACATAACCCCGTTGTTCTGCAAGGCCGAGGTTTCCGGGAAGTTGATTAAGGAAATCTTGTACCGGGATATGAAAGAGCGGATAGAGAGGGGTGTGATTGATGGCATGGAATTATAGCCCAAAAGAGTTTATCAAGGTATACCGGAAGTTCATGAACTGGGAATGGTATACGGATGTGAACACGAAAACCCTGTTTTTACATTGCCTGCTGAAAGCCAACTGGAAAGAAACCGAGTGGCACGGGATCCATCTGAATGCCGGCGAATTCATTACATCGTGGCCGAAAATCTCCAAAGAAACCGGGTTAACAATTCGACAGGCTAGAACGTCATTTTCGCGTCTGGAAATGACAGGCGAATTGACAGCCAGAATGACAGACTTCGTGACAGGCAAAAAAATCACGAAAGGCCGCATCGTTACAGTAAATAATTGGGATTCGTACCAGGGTGACGACAGGCAAAACGACAGGCAAAACGACAGGAATGAGGGCAGGAAAACGACAGGAAAACGACAGGCAACAGGGCAGGAAAACGACAGCAGATATAAGAATATAAAGAATATACAAGAAGATAAGAATCCCCCCTATAATCCCCCCATTGGAGAAACAGTCCCGAATGTGGCGGATGAACCTGGCGAGCCATGGCCTGACGATTTTTGGGAGTAACTTATGGGTTTCTATCAATTCAAAAGGGAGGACGCCGAACGATTCGCCTTTGAACAGGGAATCAAGGCGAGGCATAGGAATGATGAGCTGCAGCTGTATGAGTGTCCATACTGCAGGGAAAAGACCGACCAGAAGAATTCTTTCGCGATCAATCTGAAGACCGGGCAGTTCAAGTGCCTGCGGGCCAGCTGCGGAGCTCACGGAAACATGATAACTCTGGCGCGTGATTTCAAGTTTTCATTGGGTAGAGACGTGGACGAATATTACAACCAGCAGAGACAGTATAGGAACTTCAGGAATTACCCCAGGCCGGAAACCAGAGAGCCGGCAGTGGCATACATGGAAGGACGCGGCATATCAGCTGAGACGACAAAGAAGTATGCCATTACCACCCGGAAGGATAACGACAACGTCCTGGTCTTCCCCTTCTATGATGAAACAGGGGAATTGCAGTTTGTGAAGTACAGGAGAACCGACTTCGATAAAACCAAACACCAGAACAAAGAATGGTGCGAGGCGAATTGCAAACCAATCCTGTTCGGAATGGACAGATGCAATCCGGAGAACAAGACACTGGTGCTCACAGAAGGCCAGATAGACAGCCTGAGTGTGGCAGAGGCCGGCATAGAGAACGCGGTATCTGTTCCAACAGGGGCTAAAGGATTTACCTGGGTACCGTACTGCTGGGACTTCATGAGCCAGTTCGATACGCTGATCGTCTTCGGAGACCATGAAAAGGGAAAAATCACCCTGCTTGAGGAGATGGCTACCAGATTTCAGGGAACCATTAAGCACGTCAGTCCGGAAGACTATAAAGACTGCAAGGACGCAAATGACATCCTGCGGAAGTACGGGAAAGATGCAGTGAGGGCAGCCGTACAGAATGCGGTGCCAGTGGAAGACCGGCATATCAAACCACTGGAAGAAGTGCAGCGCGTAAACCTGGCCGATCTGGAGCGCTTCAGTTCTGGAATCCCTACGCTGGACAGAAAACTCGGCGGTCTGTACATGGGGCAACTGGTGGTCCTTACCGGAGAACGTGGCGAAGGAAAGTCGACCTTTGCCAGCCAGCTGGCCACCAGGGCCGTACAGGCAGGATACAGCGTTTTCTTTTACAGCGGGGAACTTATGGACTGGTATTTCCGTGCATGGTTTGACTGTCAGGTGGCAGGACCGGGATACATTAACGCTAAGGGGAACGGAGACGATAAAGAATACCTAATCAGAGGCGAATGTTATCCGTATCTGGAAAAATGGTATTCTGGAAGATTTTACCTGTACGATAACGATATCCTGAAAAACGCTGAAGAAGATTATGAGGGCGATACCCTGTTAAAGACAGCTGAGAAGACGATAAAGCAGTACGGCTGTCGGGTGCTGTTCTTTGACAACTTAATGACTGCAGTTGATGACGATGACCCAAGTGCGGATGTTTACCGCCAACAGACAAGGTTCGTCAAAGACCTCGCAATTATAGCAAAGCGGTTCAATGTCCTGATGGTTCTGATAGCACACCCGAGAAAGCAGACTGGGAAAGATTTCAGCAACGACGATGTGGCTGGGAGCTCAAACATCACAAACCTGGCGGATGTGGTCTTGCGCTATATGCAACCAAAGATCAGCAAAGAAGAGCCGAACCCTCCGAAGGGCCGGATTCAGATCTGGAAGAACCGACTGACGGGCAAGACCGAAAAGAAGATTGATCTGGACTACGATGAACGTTCCAGAAGGATCATGGAGAAATATAGCCCTGACGGATTCACCTGGCGTCTGGGCTGGGAAGACGCTTTTGAGGGGGACGGAGATGATAGCAATTATGAATGGGCTGCCGGTGGTTTTGTGCA